CTTCAGGTATTATTATGTTTGCTCGTTTACTTCTCTGGTCTCTTAGTTCTCTAGAATTATTAATTCCATTTATCCCATTTTTCAAGTGGTTACATTTTGCTAAATTGTTTCTTAGTCCAATGACTTATGCTGTTCTCGCATTAATTGGGCCAATTTATGCAATAATAATTTATTTTATCTCGATTAAAACTAAGCGAATTTATTCTTTTAGTTGGATTGAAGATATTGAAGATGATGATATTGAGATTGATAAACGTACAGATTCTCAACAACGTGTTAAATTAAGACACAAAGACCCTAATAGTGCTAATTGGGCTTTAAATGTTTACTTTAAATATCCATGGTTCTGTTATTTTATGTATTCCTTTGAGGATACACAGGCGAATGGGGATATTAAGTTAACATCTAATTTCCATATGAAAACTTATGCATTGCGGGTTTCCGATAAATTGTTTCATCAACTTACATCTAGCGTAAGAATTGATTTAAAAGACGATTTAATGCAGGATAAATTATATCATATTGCTTCTAATTTTAATACGATTAATCTAAATTCAAATGAATGGGTGATTGAAGCTCAACATACAGCCATTTTTGCGTACCATTTTCTTAAGAATTTGCAATTGCAGTTGCCGCCTGTTCCTTTTCAGGCAAGCCTCGTCATACCCGCGTAAAGCTCGGGTATGGCTATAGATATGCAGAGGTCACTTTACTTATGCCTAAGAGCTATAAGGGATCAGTACAATTTACACCGGCTCCATTTTTGGATAGACCTGAATTCAGGCCAGTTCAACAAAGGAGTGCAGGATGTCATTTGAAGAATGCTGCTCCCCCAAAGCCATGCCATAAGGACTTTGACACCGTATTTCGGGGCCTTTTACGTCGAGTTGTGGTTCAGCCACCGCAACCTGATAAAGCTTTATTGGCTGAATTGAAGCTATTTGTCGAGGATTGGATTAAAACCAACTTGACACCTCTTGCTCCGCATAGTGATTTATCCATTGAAGAATGGCTATCCAATACAAATTACCCTGCGTGGAGGAAAGAACAACTTTTAACTGAATGGAAGAAACATGGTGGTGTGGTTACATCTAAGTCTTACAAAGTTAAAGGTTTTATTAAAGAGGAAACCTATCCTGAATATAAACATGCGCGTGGAATAAACGCTAGAACTGACCTTTGTAAAGTGTTAGTTGGA